CTTGATTAACTCGTGTCGATATACACGGACGATTTCATCCCTCATTCGAGGAGATCAAAAATCCATGTGCTTAATTTTAGATGAAGTAGATGGGTCCGATCCTCATGCACAGCGAAAGCTGACAGAGTGGATGACCGGTGATGAACGCCGGATCCCTGTCATCATGACATGTAATGAGGTCCCAAGAATTGTTAAGAACAAGCCTCAAGTCGAGTTGGTTAGGTGTTTTCCACCAAAGCCCTCAGATCTACAGGTTCTATTTCCAAAGGAAGATGTGACAGAACTTGCCAAACGATTCAAGCACGATGTTCGTCGGATTCTTCAGTATCTTCAGTATGGTGAGTCGGATACCCTGCCGGCATCCACTCGGCCAATGGATTGCTCACCCGAAGTGGCGTACTTATTGGGACAGAAGATGTGGGTGCAGGATGATCCACTGATCGGATATCATGGCGACACATCGGGCAAAACACACTCCGCGTGAACCACTCTGAAATACATGTATTGTGAAAGACGTGTCCACAATGAGAGATACGGGTTCCCGATTCCATCAAGGAATCCTGACAGATAGAACAGTTCGTGTCCGTCGGCGGAACCGATGTAAACGTGGTTGCTCTCTCAATTTGCGCTGCGGTAGGACGCACAACAACTGGATCGTTCCAACCCGTAGGAACTGTAATCGGAATTGTGAAGGTTGTAGTGTTATTATTTGAAGCCATATACATTCGCAGGAGCATCAGCGTTGTCGCTGTATTCCTCTGTTGGAACGCAAGTAGGTTTTCCCGATTAGACGATAAAAAACGTAACGCTTGTAGGAACGAACGCTCTGTCTCAAGCATTGAATTCAGGACATCTAGGACGTCTATTTCACTCATTGAGTTCTTTACGACGTGAATACGTAAGCCTCTTACTTTCGGACGAACATATCCATCGGTCCACGCACCGCAGCCTTCACCATTTTTTTGAGAACAGGCGATCCGAGGAACATCATTCCATCTAGTTGATCCTCCTTCTTCTTGAGAGTTGCAAGTGTTGCTTCCTCCTCGTCCTTGAGCTTCTCCATAAACCGCTCATACATTGCCTTGTAGGATTCCCTGGTCGGAGCCTTGTATCCCTCCAACTGCTCAATACAGAGTGCGAAGAGCTGAGCCACTGGATTCTGGATCTGGTTTGTGATATAGAAATTCACATCAGGCTTTAGCTTGTTTGTCCGCACAAAGTCTACGTGCTCAATCCGATCACCCTGCTTTGCCTTATTCTTGTTCTCGGCGACATACACGAACTGTACACGGTCACCCACCTTCGGGGCTGTTCCGGGATCACGAGCTTCCATGCGGTTTGCCAAGACACGATGAGCCGGTAGGGTCGCCTTGCCCTTGTAATCCTCTTCCATTGCAGCATAGTCATCGCGCAACGACTTGCTTAGAATGAACTTCTCAAGAGGCAACTTGTTCTCAAGGATCTTGATGAGCATATCCTTCACGAACTGCTGTGCCTTCTTGATGTCTCGCTCCAACAGGAGGACATCCAGAGCGCCACCGAACACATCTTTCACAATCGGCGCATTGTCTCGACGCTTCAGAACAACACCCATGGACATCCGCTTTGCCTTTGCAGGGTTTGGGTCCTCTTCGTACTTCATGCCAACGTAGCGTTTGCGACAGAAGAGGATGAAGGGATAGAAGGTCTTCTCATAGGCGATCTTGTAGGGCTTTCGCATCTGCCTTGAGATGCTGACTCCGCATTCCACTCCCATTCGTATTGACTCGGCAACGTCCTTTGTGGGGAACTTGACGAAGATGGAGTCTGTGTCACCGTAGACAACATCGCCACCGAACTCGCTTTCGGCGACCCTTCGAGCGAACTGGAGAGCTCGGCGCCCAGCAGCGGTCGTGCAAGCGGCGACGAACATGTTGCGGATGGGAGAGGTCCGAGCCCCTGCCTGTCCATATATGGAGTTTGCGACCACCTTGTAAGCAAGCTGAGCACCATTAAACACAGATCGCTGAGCTTCGTCATATTGTAAATCCTCCATCTTCTGTTTGAACTCTTTTCGCTTCTTCAACATGATTTCAAGAGTCTTGGGCAGAACACCCACCGTCATTGGATTGTCATTTGGCTGAACGAACACACATACCGTCTTACCTCCAGTCTCCTTGTTGTCGTAGTCAATCTCCTCAAAGACATATCCCTTCTCCTCCAGCTCAGTAATCCATGCCTTGAGTTCTACCATCTTCTCCTTAGGCGGATACACTAGGAACCCCTCACTGGTGTATTCCTTGGTATATACGATCGTATCGGGCGACAGGTTGTAGGCGATCATGTTCGTCGGATAGAGTGAGTTGAAATCCAAAACCGATACGGGCTGGTCAAGATACATGCCGATCTTCGGCGGAAGCACGATCGCACCCTCGTAGGCAATTCCGTCTCCAGGAATGGACTCCTGTGTCCGGATGATCTGATCCCGCTGAGACGCGTAATACACAACTGCTGAGAAGATCTTAATGCCCTGTCCACGAGTCAAGACAAATTGCATAGGGACCTTGCATACATCTGCCATTCCGCGCGCATTGACGATCGTATCGAGCTTGCCCATCAGCGTTGCCACCAGGTCGCAATCCTGAATACAGTAGCGAGCTACGCGGGCGCGCCCCTCAGGACCACCATGCCGATGGAGTTCAAACATCTCTTGTGGAGACACATCATCCTTAGAGAAGGACCATTCCATGTGCTTCATCTCTTCGGCTGTAAAGTCCGTGAACAGAATTTCATCGCACTTGATCTTGAATCCACCCTTCTCCACATCATAGACCTCAAACTTCTCACCGTCGTATACAGGATCGTTCGTGTTGCCGACTAGCTCAAATCGCACGTAGTTTCCATTGCGAAGACCGCGTGTGCTCTTGGTTGTGATGTGGTTATCGGAATACTTGACGACCTTGTCGCGGAGGAATGTGAAGGCCACGTTATCCAGCTTAAAATTGTCCAGGTTGTGCTCCCGGCGCATGTTCAGAAGCAGATCAATCCCAAGTCGACCACGGATCGTCATGTAGCGAAGATCAAACTTCCCTGCTGCCAACTCGGTCTTCTTTGTCTCAAACTTCTTATCGCCCCACTGGTCTGTCTTCTTGCGAGCTAGTTCGAATTGATCCTCTAGTCCAAGAGCCTTTAAGCGCCCCTCAATATAGGCATCATCAAAACCAAAGATGTTATAGCCACACAGGATATCAGGATTACGGATCCGAATCTCTTCTGCGAACTGAAGGAGCATCTCCTCCTCTGTATCGCAGGATACGAACTCGACCGTTTCGTCCCCCGAGTCAGCGCACTCGCCAAGAACAAAGACCGTTCGTGCCGTTGGGGTGATCATATCCGTTGACCTCCGATACGAGACACCGATCTGAATGATTGGATCCTTGGATGCAACCGGAAACTGGTTCGAGTCGCCTGCGGGGCACATCTCCAAATCGTAAGATGCCACGAGGAGTGGAATGTTTGCATCGCACGCCTCCACATCCTTGTAGTTGGACGTGTAGAAGGCATCCACAAAGTACGTGTCCTCTCCCTCGCTATCAGTGGGAATGTCCATCTCAGTTGCCTTAGCAAACTTTAGAGGCGACGCCGGACCTAGATGCTTCTCATGAAAGAAGCGCAGGAACGGAGGTAGATTGCTTTCATATTGAACACCCTTTACCACCTGCTTGGCAGCCTTGAACGTTGCCAGGGTCTCACACTCCACCATCCACACATTTGCATGCTTTATGTCGTTAAATCCACCCATCGTATCATACTTCTTGATCTGTCGGATAACAGGGGGGATGTTCTCGCTAAAGTTCTTGCTCAGCTTGAAGGCATACTCCTCTTGACCCTTCTTGGGTCCAAACTTCTGAATCCACTTCTTATTGGAGGCTTCGTAAATCAAGCTCGTATCTGGCTTCTCAGATGCGTAGAAATATGGCTTGAAGCCAGTCAGACGGATACACACAACTGTTTTATCTTCACATCGTCCGAAGACGTCAATTACGTAGGACCCATTCACGTCATGTTCATGCCAGTCAATAGGTTGAAGAATCATTTCAGGCTACTTATCTTATACCTAGGAGGTTCCAAGTCCATTTTTTCTGTATGTCAAGGTAAGAGATGTTCTCAACGAATCCAGTTGAATGGTATAACGCTCCTACACGTATCCGCTCCGACCAGTATGATATTGCAGCGAAGCAGGTTGGAAATACAGACACGCTCACCCGTCAGACAACGGGAATGGAGTCGGCGTGCTCTGATAGCTTTAACCCTGCATCGGCAATGGCTGATCAGCCTGGCTTTATTGCCAGCGGTGGCTTCGGTCAGCCGGGTGGTGGATGCGCCGTGGACAAAAACACCGAGCTGAAGTGGGGTATCCCTGGGGCTTGGCGTCAGAAGGGCAAGCATGAACTTTGGGCACGTCCTTTCTCTACAACGCCCGATCTTGGAGGTGGAGATCCATCTGCCGTCAATGACGAGTCGAATCTCATTCACTCTGCATCTATCCGCAACCGGAAGGAGGCAAGCTCAATCATGGACCAGGCGATCCCGAACTTTTACCAGCCTCTGATTGACATCAAGCAGTCTGAGTATTCCAATCCGAATAACTGGATCTATGACTGGACCCGCGGCGGGGATGCCACACGGTTAGTTCAGACAAAACGTGTTGATGTATCCTAATAATGAAGGTTCTCTTTTTTGCGGGTCGTATGCCCGATTTATGCGGGGCTTTTCTCCACGATATTGATCTTGGAATTGAACTTCAAAAGCGTGGGCATGAAGTAATCTTTATGGCTCTTGAGGTTCCAAAAGAAGGTGTAAATGGAGGTGTGTACCGTGGGTTTCGATTTATGCACTACACTGCAAGTAGCACATATCTAGATTCAAGTCAAGTATGGATATGTCCCCACGCACCTGCCCTGCCCGAAGTTCGTAGGATTAACGCACGTGGATACAACCGCCCAATTGTTGCAACATGTCATTTTGATGGAAACTATCAAGCGATCACCCGAAATAATCCCGGACGAAATATTCGATGGTCGGAAATGCTGATGTTTGTCAATCCAATTATGGAAATAAACTATCGTCAAAACATTGTCCCGTGGCCACCAAACATTGCTAAGACAGCCACAGTTCGTCCTATTCTTCACGAAAGCAAGATTGCGATCACTGAACCATTTCAAGGCGAGTATATAACACTTGTGAATGCAAATCAAAACAAGGGTGTTATTCAGTTTGTAGCAATTGCAGATGCAATGCCGGAGAGGAAGTTTCTAGCGGTTACCGCCTATTATGGGGGATATGCAGACCAACATACCCCTCCACCCAGACCCGTTCATAATAATATTAAGTGGGTTCCGTTTGAAGACGATGTTCGGTTGATTCTCAAACAAACTCGGATTCTGTTGATGCCGAGTTACTATGAGAGTTTTGGACGTATTGGAGTTGAAGCGATGTACAATGGTATTCCAGTTCTATATTCTAAGCCCGATCCGAAACCAAAGACAACCGGTGGTAGCTCAGAAGGACTCCATGCATGGATCTCCCCTGTCGGAATTGACTGCACGCGTGATGCAATTAATGAATGGGTCGATGCTATCAAATCGTTGGATGATGAAACCGCATATTCCACAAAGTCAGAAGACTCTAAACTTCATATCAGAAATATGGATCTTTTCTCTGAGCCAGCTCGAATCGCCGATGTAGTTGAGTCCTTTACACGTGAGCACCCCGTTCAGATTCGGGTTTCGCAGCGGTCGTCTCAGGTGCCGTCTCTAGATCAACCACTGCGTGAGATGTCTGCGGCGCAGATTCCGGAGGGGGCTGCTCTAGGGTTTTCGAATGGGCGACTGAGAATACGGCGTTAACTTTATCTTGAAGCCATCGACCCCGAGCACATAATGCAGCTTGTTCTTCATCCATTCCATGATGTACCTTTGGCTTAGGAGGAATATACTTAGCACCTGAAATAACTGGATTTGAAGGTATCAGTGCCTCGATTGCATCTAGGACTGTTTCGTGTGTAATAAGCATCTTCTCAGCTTCCTCTCGCGTGCAACCAGTCATCTTTTGAACCATCGTGATGTCATCCATCTTTTTCTTGTTTAGTTGTAATACCTGAAGATGCGTTTTATTGAAGATTTATGCCCCCCTGCCCTGTTGTATGCCATCTTTCTTGCCATTCAACTAGGTTTTGATGCCTCTCTTGGACTCTGGGCTACGTTTGTTATCAAGCTCCTGCTAGGTATTGCAGTTGTTGTCGTTCTTGACATGTTCTGCGGTGTCGGTCTTGGAGTTGTCTCATGGTTCCTGGTTGCAGCTCCATTCATCATCACATCCCTTGCAACTGCAATTGCAATGGGAACAGAGTTTGACACAATTGTGCTTGGACAGGTAAAGAAGGAGGGATTTGTGTCCAAGAAGGACAAAATGGAATTGATCCCGGCAGATTCAAATGAGATACAGTAAAAATGAGTATCTTCTGTGCAGTTCGTATCTACAACGGAATCTGCAAGTTCATTGATTGGGTCTTTCCAGCTCCGAAGAACAATAATGTTTCATACTACATTCTCTCAGATGACTATGCTCAAGATGAGATCGTTGATTTGAAGCGCGTGCCCGAGGATTCAATCTTGATTGAGGAGTGGGAGAAGGACGGTGTGAAGAGGTGCAATCTCTTCTACGAGGGTGACGAGATTGTGCGCAATCGGTTTAATCCATTTGCAAAGGAGCCATACGTCCCCTGGATCTGGATTGGAGATAAGAACACCGAGGTGGATCTCACTGCTGCCATGCAGAAGTATATGGCTGTAGGCAATCTAATCGCAATCGATCTTATCCTGCATCTCATTCAGGTTCACCACGATACGGAGATTGTGTATATTGATGCTCGGACGCTTGAGGAGGTAAAGTTTCCGATGCAGGGAGTAAGTATCAAGGCTCTTGATGCAAACACCAAGTGAGCCATTCAAAGTAGCCGAAAGGTATATTCAACTCCGTAAAACATGCACCCCTGAGTCTTGGGCAGACACAGTAACCCTTATAAGCGACATGATCCTAATGCCGATCATAACATTATTTTTAGTTTTTCTTCATGTTGCCGATCCAATGATGATTGCAACAACATTATTAAAAACATATCAGGTCTGGAGAGATTATACTGAATATGTTGATCTTCGGTTCCAAGTTCAGTCTATGTTTGTCCATTGCCAGTCCGTTGGTGGACCTTTTATTACAACGAATAATCCACTGTATATGCCCTATGTATTTGCGGATGCCGTTCAGCGCACAAATGTATCCACCAAGTAATGCACGCGTGGAACGAACTGTTTGACGGCGTCTACTGTATTAACCTACCCACTCGGCCCGAGCGTCGCTTAACGATGCAGCGCCGATTTGATGAAGCTGGAATTAACGTAGAGTTTGTCAATGGACTTCCTGCTGTATTTATGAAGCGCTATTGGGAACTTAAGAATAAACATGATGGAGTCGATATTCAAAACCACTATCATATTGCATGTGCACTAGCTCATTGCTCAGTCTACGCACTTGCTCTTGCACGGGGTCAGAAAAAGATTCTTGTGCTTGAAGATGATGCCAGGATTCACATCAAGAGTGATGAAAATACCCGCACTTTCATGAAGAATGTCCCATCCAACTGGGATCTTTTATATTTTGGATACATCCCTCTATCAGAATGCATGTCGTATTGGAGGTATAGTTTAATGGATCCTCATGTAATTTCAGATGGAGTTGCAAAGGCAAGTAATTTATGGTTATGTCTTTCATATGCAGTTAATGAGATAATGATGAAACATATGGTCAATGTATATGGAGCTGAAATGCCAATGGCAATTGATAACTATTATGTTCGCGTAATTCAGAAATCAAGTGAGTTTAACAGTTATGCTGTCATGCCCCAGATCGTGGCAACAGAAGACGGTAGTTCTGATACAGACGGAGGAACTCAAAATGGTGTTAAGTCGGTTGATTCTAGGTATGCAAGTTATCAAGAGTATCGGGCTTAGCGAGTTCCCGTAGGGATCGCAAATTCACCACTCGGGGGCAGGTTGGACGGATAGCCGGTCTGGTTTGCAAGTCCACGCGCTCCATCACCTGTGAATCCATATCCAACATTCGCAACCGAACCGCCACCACGCATTGTGCGGCGGCGTGAGCGACGACTCTTCTTTCCCTTACGGGACTTGCGCCGACGACCACCCATGGGCTTGTATGCAGCACCATCCGGCACAGAGGTCATGTTAGGCACATACTCAAGAGAGCCAACTGAGATTGGCTGTCCAACACCATATCCATTGCCGCCGCGCAACTTACGCGAACGGCGACGACGACCACCAAAAGGAGAAGCTCCACAAGTAGACATTTACTCTGTATCAGGAAGATGTTCTACGAAGACCCCGATACTCCCTGGTATGCCATCATATTGCTCGTATCCACGGATATGACATCCAATAGGTGCATCGTCAATGGTACTCAGTGCTACCAAATCAGGTTGGTGAAACAAATCAAGTAGATTAGCAATTTTTTCCTGACGCTGTGAAAAACTCAATGTGTCATGAACACGGGTTCCATTCAAGACCACGACATCATATACCACATAACTCTTGGGCGCCAGTCGAACGACTCTAAAAATGGTATCACAACAGAGTCTCTCATCCATGACCAGAGCCAGTCGCTCAGTCCGGTCTCCTTTCGCATCAGTGAAACATGCGTGGGCATTTCCTTCTTTATCGTGAGTCAAAAAAATCCATCCCGGAGTTCCGCTAATTTGAGGCACCTGACATGGGTCCGAGATTGGGTTGCCCTTCCTTACCAGCGGAGACAGCCGATAAGAGACTTTCATACGTTGGAACATTAGCGGATTGCGTCTTAATCTCTTGGGGCGGCTCGCTGAAAGTCGGTGCTGAAGGACGCGCCGGTCCCGGATCACGCGTGTCGACGGGTGGTGGGAGCTTTGTGGTCACTAGAGGAATTTCGGGAGCCTGAGGAGGCACCTCCGCGGGGAGCGGTATGGGCTGCATCACAATTGGAGCGGGAGACGGAGGAGGAGCACGTGGAGGTGGGTAGAGTGTCTTCACAACATGGAAAACGGCAACGTGAATGAGTGCAAGAATAACTACGGTAGAGGCTCCAACGGAGAGGATGTTCCAGACGTCCATTTACATATTCAAGACCTTTTCTAAGCATACAACAAACCGCAATGTCCGACACCACTACCGTCCCCGAAGTGAAGACTGAAGAGGTTAAGGTCGAAGCCGTTGAGACCAAGGTAACCGAGGTCGTTGCCACCGTCGTGCCCGAGGCAATGAAGGCTGATGTTGAGAAGATTGTCAAGGATGTACTGAAGGCTGCCATCAAGGAGCTTCTAGATGAGCTCAAGAAGTCACCCCTGGGCAAGGTGGATAAGGACGGAGATGGTGTTATCTCTGCCGCCGAGGTCAAGGAGGCAGTGACGGAGCAGGCTCAGAAGCTGGGATGCGCACCGGCTTGCACGATCTCCTGAAAGAACCATGTGTCCTCTCCAACCGTCTCCTTCCATATCCGAGGCGATGCAGAATAGAGTGTAAGCGTAACAGCTTCGCTATGATAGACCCGTGAAAGAACATCGACTGTATGAGGCCGACTAAAAAAAGAGAAGGATTCATCAGGTTCAACCTGAATCACCTCAAGTGTTTTCTCAAACTCATTGTACCTTCCAAATCCGGTATAAAGATACCTGGTTTCGTATGTGCTTCCTTTTTGTTTTGCATAAGGCTCTGGAACCTTGTTTGCGATGAAGAGCTTCATTACTTAAGAACAACCGTGTTTGCGAAAATGATTGGGAGTAGATCCTCATCATTGACCGTAGCCGACTGCATGTATCCGACCACCTCCGTCAGCTGAGTGTGAATCGTATTCCACTTTGCAGGGTCATTCAGATACTTGGTCGTGCGAGTGCGGTGGTCCGGAAAGACCTCAAATAGCTCAGCCTCCTTAGCTCCGGACAACTCCATATAGACCCGCATCTGGATCTCATCGTAGAGAGGCACCTGTGGCCACCAGCGAGTGCGTGCCTTGGAATCAACAATGCGTTCGTGCTCTGCTACATATCCATCTGTGCGACCAATCAGCCGCCATCCATCATACATCTTCTTAAATGTCACTGTGTTCCGATCCTTAACCTCAACCTTGTTCTCTGCCTCATAGGTGTTGAGGATGCCGTTCTCATTGTTAAGTCCTCGCCTCTTTTGAACAGCGCCCCGAACCTCCTTGGCAACAAGATCACGAACCTCAATCGGCAACTCAGAGTGACGAAGATCAATGATCATGTTCGCCTTCTTCTCCACGTCTTCAAGAATGCCGGAGATATCTGTCTTGCCTACACAAGCCTGGATCCCATTTGCAACGAGATCCTTGACTGCCTGCGTATAGAGAATATCGTTCTTCACCTTGGAGAGTGCCTTGCGATTCTCATCTGACTCAATCTTATTCATACGGATCTTAGTTGGGAGGTGCTTTGAAAGAAGATCATACATCACCTCATTTGGCTGTTGGTAGGGATTGAGTCCGATGAGCGCAGCGACCTTGGAAGCAGAGATTTCGGGATTGAAGTTTGCCATTGTAACGAGTGTTGTTCTCTACTTACAGAAGATTGGATCCATTTTAGACATGGAGAATAGAGTGTTTAGATTTCATGAGCTACATCAAAATAAATGGTTTCATATCATGAACTGGTCACTTGAGATCATAAAAACAGAAGACAAACGTCAACGATACATGATAATGAAATACGGCTCTGATTTTTTCTACTAAGCAAAGCTCTTCTGCATTCGCACAATTGCATCAATCCATCCAGGCATTCCCTGAAGAACATTTGAGACTGCAAGTGTATTTCCCATAACCGGCGTGGCATCAAATGTAGTTCCCTCACAGACGATTACAATCGCTGCAATCAGAAGATGCTGTTTTGCCTTGGCGTCGGACGGACTCCACCGCAAACAGTACATCTTGTAGAGGATGTCAATGACCGGTCGCGCGTGTGCCTGAGTCTGCTTCCTGACCGCATCCCAAAAGATCCAGACTGGATGAGCTCCGTGAGGTTCTGAAACGAATTCATCAAATCGGTTTGCAAAGATAAGTGCCTGCTTAGCCTGCTTCTTGTGCTCTCGGCAGTATGCGAACACCCAAGACATCCAATACAAAGCTCGGGTGACATCGCGGACATCTGATCGTAGGGAGTACGCAAATTCATTGATCGGCACTGCAACCGGTAAAGGGTCGGCAGGACGGATCGCGATTTGACCAAACAGCCTAGAGGGAGCCTTGAGATGTTCTTGAATGGTCTGTGGGTCAAAATCATGCAGGGGCTTGATTGTTGGAAGAGATGGCAATTTATTTTTGCGACACGTCGCGAGAGTGGCTGCCACCTCGCAAATGATCTGCCGAACATCCGGATTATTGCGAATAGATGTCATGGTCCCAACAGTAAAGACCTGTTCGATAGGAGCATATCGCTCATAAGCCGATGCAAGATAGACGAATACATTGGGATTTGCTCGGTTGATATGAAGTGCGGCTGCGTCAAAAAGCGTAGCCCACAAACTATGGACGAGTCCTGAACATAAGAGCTCAAGTGCCCAGTAGCATGCGTAATCTGCATGACCGAGTTGCACGTTCTGAAGGAGAACCTTCACGACGTGTGACCTTGGATGACCACAGAAAGTTGTTTTTTGAAAATCAGCGACAGTGCGCGGGTCGGAAACCTCCATTACCTTTGTAGCGGGGGAGAACCAGGTGCGCTAAACGCAGATCGTCTGCGTATAATGTATCGAACAATAAAGACAATCGCGATAAGTGTTGTAAGTGTGATCAGCCAATTTAGAAGTGAATTCACCCACGATCCAGCCTGTTGTGCCGTTATAATTTGCTTCTTCTTGTCCATGCGTATCTGATTCCGGACATTTTCAATTTGCTTCTCAAATGCAGAGACTGAATATTGTAGATCATCTTCAACAGACAATACCTTGTCCTTAACGCCGTTCACAATATCAATGGTCGATTGTTGCTGTCCGATTTGACTATCCAGGTCATTGCGCTTTGCAAGGAGGGTATTCACAATAGGCTGAGCTTCAACATTTGCAATACGTTGCTTTTCTTCTTCAACCCACTTGTCTCCCTTGATTAACGTGTAATAACTAACACGCGCCTGCTGATATGCATCAGGTGATTGATCGCGTGCATTCTCTGCCTGTTGAAGCTTTTCATATGCTGTCTTGATTTTTACTGCTTTGTTTACATTTGCATCAGCCACTGCAAATTCAGCATTAAACCGATCAATCTCTCTTTGATATATGCTTGCGTTTGGCAGTTCTTTATAACTAAACGGCGGACCCGGTTTCTGAATAGCTGGGACGGGAAGAACAGGAACGCTAATACTTGTATCACCCGAATAGACACAGGATAGAACACCCTTGTCTCCGATTCGTAGCTCATAGTTTTTCTGAGCTGGGCATGGGATGACACATCCTCCAAACCCGACTGGGGACACCACAAACTCAGAAGGACAGTTTCCCATTATCTAGTGCTTAGATAGATTCCAGTTGACGTTCCTACACAGAGAATGAGAAACGCAAGTCCTGAAGCATACTGTCCTGGAACAAGAAGAAATGCAATCAATGCAAGAAGGATCGTGAAGAGGGCGGTTTGGATTACAGCCATACTGGGTTGTTTCAGTATCTTCTCACGCTCTTGTTTGATCGGATTGGGCTGAACAGGAGGACGAGGAACCCTCATTCGGTCTGATGCTTGTTTGATTTTCTTACCCGCGTCCGAGACTGCACTGAATCCTGCATATTCAGATTTAATTCGTTCATATTCTCGGGTTGTCATTGCTGCATTTTCCTGGAAGGGGGCAGTGGATGAAATATTTTTCAGTGCTTCAGATACACGTTTGCGCTCTTCTACATACATTGGTGGTTCCCTCCTGTCTGGACCGGGCATGGGGAGTTGATTCAGTCGAAAACTCTTTGAGTTATCGGTAAACAGAACACATTTATCAACAAGAGGGGGACCCTGCTCTTGCGCATATTTAAAACCAGCCGGGCACTTCATTCTACATGTCATAAATCCTTGGTCAAAATCTGGTGGACACGATGACGGACCTGCTCCCATTGTTTAACGGTTGGGAATATAAGACTTGAATGCCCCGAGGATTGGCATAATAACTCTCGCATCACGCGAAGCCTGCATATCCCTCCACCCAAGAAGGGTAGGACTTGCAGCCTGGTTCTGAGTGCGATAAGGGGCGAGTGTAGATGCCATGCGGATAAAACGAGTGTGTTCGGATGCATCGCCAACCATTGCACGGCGCACAGGGGGGTTTACCTGACCATAGGGAGAAGTAGGCATTTTGTTTTAGGGACGAGAAGATAATGGACGAGTTCTCAAACCTATTGCGAATCTACAAAGATAACTACTCTGCTTATCGGGTTTCGGGCAACATAGCCCACAAAACCGCATATGAATCTGCACTTTCAATGATTAATAAAAAACTCGAATCCTCACAGAGACGGCTTGCCGATGATGGAGCGTACATTCAAACCTTCTTGGACCGATATTCGGATGTCAACCCAAGAATTGATGAACTTCAAAAGAAATCTCAGAATATTCAGAAAATAGGACCTGCCCTTCAAAATGAGTTTGAAGTTTCAAAGCGCATCAATGCGGCGCCCCAGGTTCAGCCGATAAACGAGAGTTACCTGTATGTAAAGGGAGCCATTGTTATCGGAATGCTCGTTATTGTTGGGATCGTAGGAGCTTTGTAACCCCCTTTCCACATAAGAACAAAAAAGAAGATCACGGAGACAATTGCAAGAGCCACCGCATACCAGAAAAATACACCGTTAAACTTTACTTCTTGATGTCCGCGTAATGCCCTAAGAGTAGCAACCTGGTCGCGCTCATCGAGTAGGTTATTATAATCTTTTTGGACACTTACAAGCTTTCTAACAAGATCATCGCGATGCCGTTCAATATGTCCAGCGTCTTCCTTAACCTTTGCAAGTTCGACTAACATTGAGTCGAGGAGCGCCGATAACTCCTTGTTTAGCTTTTTGATTTGATCTATATTTGGATTGTTTGATGCAATCAGCGCATCGTATTCTTTACGCTTTAGTACGTAGTTCCGTTCTAGGACATCCATTTATACTACTCTGCAGCATTTACATCTTCAACACAATGCCGATAATATAAACTCCGTCCAGCGGTATCCGAGTGGCGAGTCACTTCAATGATATCACCTGGGATCGCCCCGATCCACTTCACCATCGTGTCCTGCGAATCAATTGCGGGCAATGGCTCTGGCGATGAAATCTTATACAACTCAAAGACCTTTGTCTTCTCCTCTTCGGACAGAATACGATGAGGCATGGCCATCCGGTGAGTCGTGATGTCGAACTGAAGTTGCCAAATATGGAAGAAGGTAAGCCTCTTCTTAGCATGAGACTTTGCAAGTCGCAGGACATTCTCGGAAGGAGGCGACATGGCTACGATAATAACCCCGGTTGTATGCCCGTTCTCCTCTGCAAATGCAAGGATATTTGCGATATCGCCTGCAAGGACCTTATCCTTCTGGCTAAAGCAGACCAATACTGTTCCGATCGTGTATAGCGTCACCTTCTCCATCTTCTTGGCGTCCGTTGTAACTCGCTCGGTAGCAGTGTCGAGCTTGCGACGACCCAGCATAATACGAAGTGTAGAAAGTGCAGTTTCCTCCATTGTATCTCGTCTTCCTTACTGGTTATGTCATTCGTTTTTTTCGGGCAGATGAACAATGAAGCAGTGGCTCTGGTTTTTAGTCGCTCTCGTGGCACTTGCATTTGTTATGAAGGTTCTTCCTGGAATGGAAAAGTTTTATGGTGGACCACCTGAAGGTAAGATGATTGATAACAGTCAGCAGAAGCGCGCAATGGCACTTGAGGACTCGTCGTATTCGCAAAGGACCAATCACTTTGTTCAGAATAACGATGTGGGAGCTGCGACTGGTATGTCAACGCCCTGGCAAGTGAATCAATGGAGTTCTAAGATTTAGGCAACCGTAGAGAGAAGAACTAATGAAAGCAAAAATCCCAAGGGCTCTTCGCGAACAGGTATGGCTTCTTCATGTAGGTCCTAAGTTTCAATACAAATGCAAGGTCTCGTGGTGTACGAATACCATGAATGTGTTTGATTTTCAATGCGGGCACAATATTCCAGAATCCAAAGGTGGAAAAACAGACGTCCAAAATCTTATTCCAATTTGCTCACGTTGCAACCTGAGCATGGGCTGTCAGTTCACAATCGATGAATGGAATAAGAAGTTCGCATCAAGACACCGATCTTGGTATACGAGAGTGTGTCATTGGTTTAGAGGTCAAGAGTCGGAACCTTCGGCGGTGGTGCTTCCGGCCGCGTCCCGGCCGCGCGATGCCGTTCAACATCATCCCAAAATGCGCGCAGTTCTGAAAGATGATCCGAAAGCCAGTTTGGATCTTTAGGAACAAAGTCCTTCTTGATATCGGTTAAGATCCAATAGATGTATTGGTGATCCTCTGTGAGAGAACACTGCCATTCATGAAGATCGACTTTATCTGGCTTATAATCAACCTTTCCATTCTCATCTACCGCAAAGACGCCCTTGGTCTCTGTGGCTACATCCCACTGAGTAAAATTCACCTGCTTGAACCGGAACTCAACATACTCGCACTCATCAATTCCCGTGCACTCCATTTGCATTTGCATTTGGTGCACGTAATAACTCGGGATCTCATCTTTGCGAGCACGGCTCATTGGACACTTGAACTCAACCAGGCGCCCGTAGCGATGCGGATCAGCATCTGCATACTTGGGAATAATCAGACCGTCTGGAGATGCACCCAAGAACGAATGAACTGGATGCTGACAACAGCCAACATCAATGATCTCACACTGTGTCGTATCCTCGTAGATCTTCTTTGCAATCGGCTCAAATCGCGTTCCCCATATCAATGCAGGGATCGGATTCGACCCATCCGACCTCGTAGGTGGATCCAGCTTCTTCTCCAGAAGTTCAAGGCGAGATGCAGGTGTCTGCCACACTTTGGAGACTTCTGATGCGGTAATCATCTTGCCACGAGTATTTAGCCACGCATCTGTGCGTTGGTCATTCTTGCCATAGAGGCGAACGGTTCTCTCGAATGCACGATCACGCATCCACAGGCGACCCACGTTTCCCATCATCAATTTCTGTGTCGCCTGCATAACCTCCCTCCTCAGGAGGCGGTACGAGAGTCCGGGGGCTAACGACTTGCAAAGGATTATGAACCGACGAAGACGGACATTCAGTTGTGTATATGGACGATCCTCCAGTAGGTACGAGGACAGCGCATCCTCCATTGGGGTTCTCTATCTTGCTCTCCGAAAGTTCGTTTTGGAGCCGACTCAAACGAACTTCGAACTCACCGGGACCCATGGTTCCAAGTTCATTTGCGCGACTAAACATATCCTCATACATCTTCTTGAACGCGATGTCATATGCATCCATCTGGTCAAGCGGAAATCCTGCTTCCTCAACAGTCCATGAAACCTCGCCCTCCTTAAACACAGGATCAGGAAGTTGAGGCTGATCACGAAGCATTTCAAGGAACGTATTATATTCCTTATCGCCTTCAGGCATCATAAAAAGACCCGGAGTCGTTGCCTCCATAATCCCACCGGATTCACGAAGACGGCTAATCACCTCTCCTGTGCATACTGCAGTCATGACACCGAGACCCTCATCAGGAGGAGGGCGTTCAACAAACTCTACATTCGGATCCATGATTGTCGTGGGAGCATTGATCTCAGCCATTTGTCTTTATCCTACCGACCCACTTTAAGCGAGAATACCGCAGTAAGAATACAAAAATGGAGGTCATCCAGAATCGCGATCATTGGGTTCTTCACCGCCTGCAAGGTTTCTACTCAATCCCCGAAAACTTCACAAGGGTTCAAACCATCCTCTCAGGGGACTCCCGTATCAGCTTACGTCTTTTGGACTGGCTAGTCACTAATTATGCAAAGAAGCACAATGTATCATATCTCGCAACCGGCAATCGCCATGTGGTTGTGTATCTTGCCTATAAGTCTCACCTGAAGGCGTATAGCAAGAAGATGTTTGACCCGTTCTGCCGTTGGAAGCGAATCCAGTTTATGGGACTCGACACGACGGTTGGACAGCTCAACTTCTTTGAGTGGGCAATCCAGGACGAGGTTCTCAAGTATCTAGAGGACAACTATGATGCAATCCACGCAGATATGGAGGCATGCTCCACAACCATTCAGCCCAAGACGGCTGAGGACGGCACTCGCAGGAAGAGGCACGAACTGAGCCGATCAGCAACAAAGGCTGTGCGTCATCACGACGTCAATGTTGTCGTATCGTTTAATTAATGCAGTCAATCCTTGACCCAACTGTTATTTATCAAAACGTATCCAGGGACATTTGTGAACATGACGTCGATGTCGTGTCCGATCTCTGGAACATGGATGATCGTGATGTCTATCGGGGTTCCCGCGATACACAGTACTCTCATGCGAATGTTTATTGGTTGTATTCTGAAGAACTGACGCGCGTTGGTCTCATTGAGCATTCTCTGACCAACCACGCCGACTTTCGTATTTTGTGGTTTTACGAGAACCCGTTTGCTACGTTCCTGCAGGAGGACGGATGGACGCAAGAAGACAGCTTGTGGTCAGTCGTGTCGCAAACAGCAGTTGAACGTTTTCATTCAGAGGAGTGGATGACTCCTCATCAGATCCTGGAGGCGTGTCTATATGGGGACTCGCGTATTGTCACCCTTGAGACGCTTTTGGATCCACCGACTGTTCATGGATGTTCGGGTTGTGGTACGCGCTCGCTCAAACGATTGACATGTGAGAATATGACTGGCGAATTGACCTTTCCAGCCAAGGAAAAAATTGTTTTTATTGACGATGACCTGTTCGTCTGTGTTCCACCTAGTGGATCACGTGTT